GAGCAATCCCCCTATCTTTATATGGCAAGTACAGTAGCAAATTCAGCAATAGATATAGCATCAAGAGCCTTAGTTCTTATTGGTGCAGAACCTATTACTTCATTTGACTCTTCAAGTACTGAAGCCTTAGTAGCAACTAATATGTATGAAGATACAGTAAGAGCCATGCTCTCTACAGCAAGATGGCGATTTGCTACAGAACAAGCAGTTTTAAATCAATTATCAGATGTGCCTACTGGTAGGTTTGATATAGCACATCAGTTACCTAGTAATCTATTAGTATTACATGGTATAACTATAAATGATAGATTGATAGAGTTTACAGTTTATGGTGACAAAGTATTTAGTGATAGCACTTCATCAGATACTTTAGTAGCAGACTTTACATTTAGAGCAGATGAAGTTGATTTTCCATCTTATTTTTCTTTAGCATTACAATATTCTTTAGCATCTATCTTTGCTACATCAATAGCAAGAGATGACAGACTAATGCAACTTATGGAAACAAAAGCCAATCAACTTATGGCTAAAGCAAGAAATATAGATGCACAACAACAAACAACAAGAAAGTTATCAACATCAAGATTTATTTCTAATAGGAGAAGTTAAATGGCTAGAGTAAGAGTGCCATTAAATAACTTTCAGTTTGGAGAGATAAGTCCTTCTTTGACATCTAGGACAGATACAAAAGTATATACTAATGCAGGTGAGCAGGTTAGAAACTTTTTTATTAGATCTGAAGGTGGATTAAAAAAAAGAACTGGTACAAAAAGATTACATAACTTTGGTAGTAATCCTGCATTTACTGCACTGGCTAGTCTTAGACAAAGTGTAAGAATAGAACCTTTTATATTTTCAGATGATGAAAAATATATAATAGCATTTAGTAATACAAGGATAGAGATATTTCAGATTAGTCCTACTGATGGATCTGTGTCATCTATTCAGTCACTTACTGGACAATCATGGTTAGTTAATACAACATCAGCACCATATCTTGAAGAGATTACTTTTGCACAGCAAGGTGATCTAATGTTTATATGCCATAATACTTTTCAGACTAGAATATTAGAAAGAACTGGTCTTACTACATTTGCTGTATCAACATTTAATTTTGATACATCAAGAGATGGTAATGACATATTTCAGCCATATTTCAGCTTTCAATCATTAGGCACGACTATTAGTTTAAATGCTACAGCAGGAACTGCAACAGCAGTAACAAGCACTCCTTATTTTGAATCAGGTCATGTAGGTATAGATCTTTTAATAGGTAAAACTCGTTGTAGAATTACAGCATTTAATAGTCACACAAATGTTACAGTTAGTATTCAAGGAACATTAAGACAACAATTAGAAATAGATAGTCTTGAAGTATTTGAAGGAAGTGGCACAATAAGAGTAACAAAAGCATTGCATGGATTAGCCGCAGGTAATGCTATTACTGTTGAAAGAGCAGGTGCAGTTGGTGGTATAGCTAATAGTAATATAAATGGTTCAAGAACTATTAGTGCTGTTCCTGATGAAAATACATTTGAATTTACAGCAGGTAGCAGTGCTACTGCTACATCTAGTGCTATAGGTGGTGGTAGTCCTCGTATTGTTACTGGTTCGGCTACTACTGAGTTTAGCGAACAAAGTTATTCTGCTCTTCGTGGCTATCCTGCCGCAGTTACATTTCATCAAAATAGACTTTGGTTTGGTGGCACTTTGGCACAGCCTGATGGGATATGGGGTAGTAAGTCAGGTTTATTTTTTAACTTTGATGTAGCTGATGGTGAAGATGATGATGCTCTTGATCTCACAGCTAATGTTGGTGAGATATTTTCTATTAGACATTTAGTATCTAATAGAGATTTACAAATATTTACTACTGGTGCTGAGTTGTTTATACCTACTGTTGCCAATAAACCAGTAACACCTGCTAATGCACAGATTAGAAGGCAGACACCTTTTGGGTCTAGCTTTGTAAAGCCTACTGTCTTTGATGGTGCTACTTTGTTCATACAGAAAACTGGTAGTGCATTGAGAGAGTTTTTATTTACAGATGCAGAAAGTGCATATACATCTGTGGCTGTATCAGGTCTTGCACCACATCTTATATTAGATCCAGTTCAACAAACATCTATAAAAGGTGCTTTGAATAGAAGTGAGTCATATGCTTTTCTTATTAATAATGATGGTACATTAGCTGTATTCTATTCTGTAAGAGGAGATCAAAAGGCAGGTTGGGCTTTATGGGATACACAAGGTTTGTGGCATAGTATTTGTGCAATACATGAAAGATTGTTTGTGGTCTGTGCTAGAGATGATGGCTCAGGAACTACTAAGTTATTTTTAGAAGAGTTCCAAGATGATATGCCTATGGATTTTTGTGATACATTTAGTGGTAGTGCTAGTGTCTTTGGCAGTTTAACATCACACTTTAGTAATAATGCAGTAGTCAAAGCTACAAATGGTAATGATTTCTTAGGTGAGTTTACAGTGGCAAGTGGTGAGATAGATGCTAGTGCTGTAAAGAGTGGATTAAGTCAGGCATTTATAGGATATGCTTTTACACCTACACTTAAAACTTTGCCCATAGATGCGGCTATACAAGGTGGACCTTTAACTGGTGAGCCTAGACAAATACCTAAAGTCATATTAGATTTACACTCAACACTTGCTGTAAGTGTGCAAGGACCAAGCACAACATCAACAAGTAGAGATTTGGTTATAAGGAATACTACAGATACTGTAACTGGTGGTTTTATGGAAAGATCTGCTGTAACTGGCAAAGAAGAGTTTAGATTATTAGGATATAGTCGTGATCCTAGAGTTATAGTATCACAGTCTTTTCCTTTAGATTTACAGATTAATGGAATGATAGTAGAGGTGGCATTTTAATATGGGATTACCATTAGCATTAGCAATAGCATCAACTGGTTTACAAGTACTTGCGGCAGATTCAGCTTCCAGAGCAGCAAAAGCACAAGGTGCTTTAGCATCAAGGCAATTTGGAAATCAAATCAAAGATGTAAAGTTGACAGCTACACAGAATCATAATGCTCGATTATCACAATTTAGAGTCTTTGAAGCTGTTAATCAATCATTACTTGGAACAAGTGGCAGAGATGAAGATAGATCTTTTAGAGCAATAAAAGAAAGAGCTAAGAAAGATGCTTTAACTGATATTGATAGATTAAGAACACAAACAGCTATGAAGGTAGGACAAATATCTTTGCAAGATTCTTTGAATAAATTACAGGTGCAGAATAAAGTAAATGCTTATAAGTTTCAGGCACTAGGTGCTATTATTGGTGGTGCGACAAAGGCATATCCACTAATGCCTAATACTGGCACAATGACTGGTACAGGTTTAGGAAAGGTTGGGTATAGTACATAATGGTTAGTTTTTTAAAATCAAAAGGCACATCATTTGTAAACAAACCAGTAGGAGTTGTTAGTTCTGCTACTGGAGGTGAGCAGTTAGCAAATACTATATTTCAAACTGCTAATAACTTATCAAATCAATTTTTTGCACAAGCTAAAGCAGATGAAATAAAAAAAGGTAAAGATGCCGCAATGTTAATACAAACTCGTGATGATAATGGTGCATTACGAGTAGAAGGATTGCCACCATCTCTAAGTGATGTGGCACAACAATCAGGACAAAATGTTTTAAATCAAATTTATGCTAATGAATTAGCAGAAGATATGAACTCTCAAATAACTAAAGCTAGAGCTAATAGTAATGGAGATGTTGAAACATTTGGTAAGTTGGCATCTGCATATATAGGACAAACAGAAAAGTTATTACAAACACAAGGTGGCTCACAATATATACCTTTACTTAGAAGAGCAGGTGCAAAATATTTAGCACAACATCAAAATGCTATGATTTTGCAAGAGGCAAAGAATGCTGATAAACGAGCAACAAATTTAGAGTTATCTAATATTGGTTCAAATTTACAAGAGCTTGATGGATTGCTTACACAAGGTTACGAGTTTACTGGTGATGATAATGAAGATATTAGTGTAGAACAGCTTGAAGCAAACCTTTATAATCGAGTAGATGCTCTTTTATATGGTGGAAAAATATCAGGTCCTAAGTCAATAGAACTTAGAAATGATATACAAAAAACAGTTTTAACAGCTAAAACTAGAAATAAACTAAATCCAATGGGATCATCATTAGATATACAAGCTGTAAGGATACTTAAAAACTTTGCTCTTGATAATACTATTACAGAAGAAGAAAAAGAAGTTCTTACAAAATATGGTGTTAATGATGAGTGGTTAAATGATTTTGATGGAGTAGCAAGATCTAATAGAGATTATATAGTACAAAGAATTAATCAATATGAAACAGCAATAAATACAAAATTAACATCTATAAAAGCAGGTAATGATGATATTGAGTTTGCTACTGAATTTGAGTCTAGTGATATAATGAAAATCACTGGAAAACAAGAAAAATTGTATGATAAATATTTAGCTAATAAATATAATAATGGTGTGCCATTAACTAATGCAGATATATATAGAATAGCAAGAACAGCTAATGGATTAGAAGATTTGTTAAGACATAATGGTTTACCACAAAAAGTTAAACATATGTTTCAAAACTTACCATCAATGATTACTAAAATACAAAAGGAAGGCAGGAATGCTTTACCTGAACTAATGGAACAAATAAATGTTTTTAGAAATATGTATGGTGCATTTGGTGTAAGTGGCAACATATCAAATGAATCTTTTAGAAGTTCTATAGGTGATGAAACATTTGACCAATGGTTAAGTATAAATACAAGAGTACAGCTTTATGGAGAAGATAATCTTGAATATATTTTAAGAGATGTTCAAAGCATGAATATAGATATAGGTGCAAGAACTGCTATGCAAGAAAAGAATCTTGCAATGATAGATCCTAAATTCGAAGGAAAAAGTGTAAATTCAGGCATTAATAGTTTACTAACTAAATTTAGGAATGAAGGTGTGTTTGGCACTGGTGCAGACTTTAATCCTGAGTCAATGGTATTTCTTAGAACTATAGCTAGAAAAGAATTAGCAATAGATGGCACAGATGTAAGTTTACTAAAAGAAGTATTAAAAAATTCTTACAATGCTTTATATGTAGAGTCATCACTTGTATATAGTCCTATACAAAATACTGGAGAAACATCTTATTTTAGATTTAAAGGTATAGGTAATAAATATTTAAGATCACGATTTGCACCTGAAAGATTTTTTGGTACTGGTGATGTGTTAGATGGTTTTAAGATATATGTTAACAAACACGTATCTAGGTTGATGGGAGATGGTAAAGAATATAAGGTTGGTGAAAATATATTTTTATATCCAACAAATAGATCAGGAACTATGGGTACAGCAGAATATATGATAGTTTCAGGTGATGGGCAAAATCAAATAATAAAGCCTGATGGTGATATAATATCTATCACTACTAATGGTTATATTAAAAAACTTAAAGATGAAAACAAAGTTAAATTTGAAAAACAAATTGAAGAACTAAAAGCAATGAGAATCTCTAAGATTAAAAAATTTAGAAAACAAAAAGAGGCTGTATTAAAAACAGATTCAGGAGAAGAGAAAAATTTTCTTTTACAAATGTTAGAAGGATACTTTGCAACACAAAATCCAACTGGAAACTAAATGCCATCACCAATACCATATATAAGTCGTAATACTGGAGTAAATCCATCACCTGATCTTGGTTTTTGGGAAGATGTTGGTAATAATTATAGGTATCAATATTCAGGACTAATAAGATCTGTGCAAGGTATGTTTGAGCCATTTGCTCAAGAACCTGCTGAAGAAGATTTTGCTTGGTATGATGATATAGAAGGTTATGAAGAAGAAATTGAATATCTTAGCCAAGCTAAAAATCAAGGTCATTTAGATTATCTTAAACAAAACTTAGATATACAAAGAGATATTCGTGAGAAAATGACACGAGGTAGTTTTCTTCCTGCTATTGTGGCAGGTATTGCCGATCCTATGAATGTGGCATTTGCATTGCCTATATTTAATACTGGCTTAAGAGCGGCATGGCAGGCAAAAAATGCTTTTGGTGTAGGTTATGAGTCAGCAAAAATAGCTTTACCTTTTGCTGTAACACGAGAAGCATTACGAGCACCTTTTGATCCTTATGTTACACCTGAAGAAATAGGAACTAATATTAGTGCAGAGGTATTATTTTCAGGTTTGTTTGGTTTTGCGGCAAGAGGTGCGGCTAATAAAATTATGCAACCTAAAATACAACAGAATATAAGAAAGTATACAGACTATGTATTTGATAGAGATAATATTCCAAAAGATGTAGATGGTGTAAAAGTTAATAATACAACATCTAAAAAAACAAGACCAGATGGATCTAAAGTTAATGCTTATTACAATAGAGAACGAAATGAAATCGTATGGGATAAAGATAATCTAATAAAACAATTCCCACTAAAGCCTTGGCTCAGTCCTAAAGTTAAAGGTGTTTTGCCACTACCTGATTATTTATTTCAAAAGCCTGAAGATTGGGCAAGATTTGTTTTACATCACGAAATAGCACACTCAAGAAATCCTTTTGATATGTTAAAAGGTAAATATGAAGCTATGAATCCAACACAAGTTTATACAAAAGCAGATTATGAAAATGAAATAAATAATATAGCTATTGAAGAATTTTCAAAAGGATTCGGTTTAAAACAGACAGCAGGTACAAAAAACTTTCTCTATAAATTTATTACCACCCCTGGCAAACGTATTTTAAATAACCCTGAAGTTTTGAATGAAACTAAAAAAGTTTATGCAGATTTATTTTTTAATGCCTCATTATCTCTTGAAGGTAACATTGCAGGAGTAGGAACTCATGGTGGCTCAGCATCAGCAAGAACAATACCATATCGTGCCACTGCTATAAGATCAAATAAAGCAATCAAAAAAGCATATCTTATGGAGCTAAAAGGATCTATTAGACCTACTGGAATATTAGGAATAGATCTTGATGCTATTGGTGTAAAGATAGGTAACTATGGACATCAAGCACAAAACTATCAAGATTTCTATAAAAATTTAGTTTCATTTCATATTGATATGAAAACTGATCCTCAGTTTAATATGCAGTTATATAATGATTTACCTGATTTACATAAAGAAGCACTTACTGAATTAGATAACTTATTCAAAGGATTTGAAAAAGGTTTAAGAGATGTTGGCAAGTTAGGTGATGACACTAGTCTTAGAAGAAAGAAAGATGAAATATTAAAGATAATAGAGTTTCAAGAATCTGAAATAGAAAAGTTAAATAAAAATGTAGTTAAAGGACAAACTAGAGAAAAGTATATCACTGGATTGCAATTAGATTTAGCACAAACAAAAAAGAAATTAGCAGATGCTATAAAATATAAAGATAAAAATATGGGTAAACCAGTAACAAGAGAGTTTTTTAATAAAAAGATAGGAAGAAGAGATACTGGCAAATTTAAATACACTCTTAAAATGTTTAATGAAGATAATGCACCATTAGCAAGAAGACAAAGAACGTTACAGCTTGAGATCGAAAAGGCTAAAGCAAATCCTAACTATCTTGGTGCTGAAGAGTTCAATGCTAAAGTGATTCCACATCAACAATATATAAATAAATTGAAAACAGAATTAGATTTTATTGATGGTATACTTGAATCACCTATAAGAACTTATGCTTTTCCACATTTTTTTAATAAACCATTGTTGTTAAATGATTTAGATGCACGAGAAAGATTTACTAATTATTTAACTGGTAAATTTCAAAGTGAAGGTGGCAAGAAAACTTGGGACGAAGAAAAAGGTGCATATATATTTGAAGATGCTTCATCTGCTACTACAGCAAGAGCATTAGCAGAAAAAACTGTTTTACATATATTAGAAGATCCTGATGTTATAAATCTTTTACCTAGAAGTGGTAAGAAAAAACATTTGATGCAAAGAGTATTAAACTTTCCAACACATGAAATGAAAGAATTTCTAGTATTAGATGAAAGAGTTGTTGAAAGATATGCTAATCAAATGGGATTCCATATTGAGTTTGGTAGAAAAATGGGATCAATGGATATAGATGATGTTCTTGATAGGACTGAATATATTCATAGAAGAGCAGGTATGAGTGAGGAGAAGATTGCATCATTAAGGGCAGACTTGCTAGGTGATTATGAAAGAGAAGCAGGGATACATATACGAGATCCTGAAGCAAGAAGTCAGAGATATGTAAGAAACTTTCAATCTTTAGCAGGTATGACATATTTGCCATTTGCAGGTGTGACATCATTAATAGATGCTGTTGCATCACCTATATTTAGACATGGACCTAGAAAAGTATTCCAAACTGGTATGGACGCAATAAATGGTGACTTTCCTGAGATGATGAAAATGGGAAAGATGCTTAGAGAACAAGGTGCAGAAGCTATAGAAATGGAAGTACCAATAGTTCAACAGAGATATTTAGGCGACAGTGTTCGTGATATACAGCCAAGATTCACAGAAAGATTTATTCAAGGTGCTGAAAAAATATTTTATAGATTTAACTTTTTATCACAAGTTACAAGTACAGCTAAACAGATAGATACTAATATTTTAATTCCATCATTTTATAATCGTGCATTAGCTATAAAAAACAAAGAAGCTATTATAGAAAGTGGTAAAGATGTAACTGATTCTGTAATTGCTGATTTGTCACGATATGGTATGACTCCTGATCTTGTGGCAAAAATGGTAGATCAGCCTTGGTATGTAACAGATTTAGGTACACCTAAAGTAGATATAACTAAATGGGCAGACAAAACACCTGCTGATAGAGATTTAAAAAATAGTTTTCTTACTTACATTGGTACTCATGCAAGAAACACAATTATGAATGCTACTGCATTTGATAAGCCATTAGTTATGGACGGCTTTATGTATATGAGAATGAATCCAGTATTGAAAATGATGGGATATAAGCCAGATAAAAGAGCATCAACTGCAAATGTAAAAATGGTAAGATTAGAAAGTGCTTATTTTGCATTACCATTTAAGTTCTATAATTTTGTTTTTGCGGCTACAAATCGATTGACCATGAATATGTTTGATCCTAATGTGCAACACCGATTAACTGGTATGTTATCGTTTTTTGCTATGAGTTATCTTGTGTTAAAATTAAAGAAACCTGATTGGTGGTTTGAAAATAAAAATATGGCAGATATAATAGCAAGAACTGTAGATCAAAGTGGTATTGGTGGAATATATACAGATTTAGCATATCATGCTATACATAGTGCCATAGCACAAGGCTATTATAATAATAATACAGCTTGGATTAAAGGCAAATTTGAGCCATCAGTTTATGATGATTTGTTTGATAAATTAGGTGCTACACCAAGTTTGATAAGAGAATGGACACTTGGTGCATACGAATTAACACAAGGTCAAACTGATGAAGGCATGAAAAGATTACTAAGAAATACACCAGTTTTGGGATTATTTGGTTTAAATAGAGATTTAGAGTATATGTTTAGAACAAGATATTAATAGACATTTGTAACAAAAACTAGTAAAGGTAAGATATGACTATAGCTTTAAGTGCAAATACACCAAGAATTAGTTACACAGTAAATGAAGGTGCAACTCAAACATCATTTGCTGTACCATTTATCTTTTTTACTGGATCAACAGACTTGAATGTTTTTGTTGATGGTACTGAACGTACCTTTGATGCAAGTACAAGCAATACCTCATTGTATACTGTGAGTGGTGGCAGTGGTTCTACTGGAACTGTAACAACTTCTGTCACTGGTGCTACTGGTGGCAGTACTGTTGTCATTACTCGTGATATACCTCTGTCAAGGACTACAGACTTTCCAAGTTCAGGTGCTTTTGAAATATCAAAGTTAAATACAGAGTTAGATACTTTAATAACAATGATATCTGACCAACAAGATGAAAACTCAAGAGCAGTAAGATTATTAGATAATGACTCAACAGCTACTCTAACATTACCTCTTAAGGCTGATAGAGCAGGCAAAATATTAGGATTTAATTCATCATCAGGCAATGCTGAAGCTGTTAACCATATTACTACAGCGGCAGTTAGTGTATCAACTTTAAGTGTTGGTGCATCAGCTACTGCCTCTGTGTCACAATCAGGTAATACAGCAACATTTGCATTTGGTATTCCTACTGGTGCTACTGGTGCTACTGGAGCAACTGGTGCTACTGGAGCTACTGGTGCAACTGGATCACAAGGACCTACTGGACCTCAAGGTGCTACTGGACCTCAAGGTCCTGCAGGAGCAGATGGTGATATGACAAGTTTTACAGTAGCAGGATCATCAGGTTCAAGCCAAACTATTACAAATGGCAACACATTAACTATTGCCGCAGGATCAGGAATAACAACAACTGCTAGTGCAACTGATACTGTCACTATAGCTGTCACTGCTGACCCAATAGCTTTTGCGATTGGACTTGGATAAGGAGATATAAATGGCAAACAACTTTAAAGTCAAAACTAACGGAGCAATGCCTAGTAGTGGATCAGCCGAAACACTTTATACTGTTCCAACATCTACAACAACAATAGTTATTGGTTTATTACTTTGTAATATACACACAACATCAGTTACAGTAGATGTAGAAATTGAATCAAATACCAGTGACACGGAAACAAATTCTAATGTATCAGTAGCAAAAGGTGTTACTATACCAAATGGCTCTACATTAGAACTTCTTACTGGTGGCAAGGTAGTATTACAAGCAACAGATGTATTAAAGGTGAATTGTAGTGTTCAAAGTAAAATAGATGCAACATTAAGTATATTAGAGATTACATAGGTGACATATGGGATTTATAGGTAAACAACCAACACCAGTACCATTAACATCATCAGATATTACAGATAATATTATTACAACAGATAAGATTGTAGATGATGCAGTTACTGGTCCAAAACTTTCAAATAGTCCAGTAATAGCAGATGGTCTTACACTCACAGATGGAAATCTAGTAGTAGCAAGTGGTCATGGTATTAGTTTTGGTGCGACTGCAAATGCAAGTGGAACTGGTGCAACTATGAGCAATGAATTACTTGACGATTATGAAGAAGGAACATGGACACCAACAATACATGGTGGCTTTACAAGTGTTACTATTGATTATCTCAAAGCTAATTATATTAGAATAGGCAAACATTGTTCTCTATATTGCTCTATGAGATTTGCTGGTACAAATGCTGGAGCAAATTTTGTTATTGGTGGTTTACCTTTTACCGCAGAAACTGCAGCTAATAATTTTGGTAATGGCACTGGTGCCATAGGATATTCAACTTTAACAACATATTTAAACAGCAGTATAAGCACTTGTTACATAGGTCAAGGTGGTTCATTAATATATTTTTATAATATGTCAGGTAGTGGTGTAGCATCAAATGCTAATGCAAGTAGTGATTGGATGGAATTTTCTGCACACTATCCTGTGCAATAATTAGGAGTTTTAAATGGCAATAACAAAAGAAACAGAAGTAAGCAAAATAGAAGTAGTCGGTGGTTGGAATGTTCAAGTAGCTACTGATACAATTATTAAAGAAGATGGAACAGAGATTAGTAGGTCACGACATAGACACACTTTAAATCCTGATTCAGATATATCTAAAGAAGCAACAGAGGTACAAGCAGTAGCTAATGCAGTTTGGACAGATACAGTGAAAGCTAATTATAAAACTTGGAAAGAATCACAAGAGAGATAATAAATGGCATATATAGGCAAAGAACCACAAGTAGGAAACTATGTTAAGCTAGATGCTATTAGTACCTCTAGCACAAACACATATAACCTTACTAAAGACTCTGTAGCATTTACACCTGAGTCAGCTTTACATATGCTTGTATCTTTGAATGGTGTCATACAATCACCATTGAGTTCATTCTCTGTGTCAGGCTCTACTATTACATTCTTGCCTAGTAGTGGCACTTTATCTTCCAGTGATACAATAGATTTTATTCTTGTGTTAGGTAACGTACTGGATATTGGTACACCTAGTGATAGTACTGTGACAGATGCAAAGGCAAACTTTGTATCAACATCATCAGCCGCAGGTTTACAAATCAAAGGTGATGGTACTACTGATGGAACATTACAGCTTAACTGTTCACAAAATAGTCATGGTGTTAAATTAAGATCTCCAGCACACTCATCTGGTCAATCATATACTTTAACTTTACCAACTGGTAATTTGACAGCAGGGAATGTTTTAAAAATAAATTCTATAACTGGTTCTGGTACAACAGCAGTAGGTCAATTAGAAGCACCTTCTGAATTAACAATGCCAAATCAACCAGCATTTCAAGCTAAAACAGGAACTCAAAATAATATAGCTGGTGGTACAACAATTCTTTTTCCGACAGAAGTATTCGATCAAGGAAGTGATTTTGCATCTAGTGCTTTTACTGCACCAGTTACAGGTAAATATCAATTATCTTTTTCTATAAGACTAGTAGATGTTGATTCTGCTTCGAATTACCACATCATAAGAATGGAAACAAGCAACACTAATTATGACCCTATATTTGATACAAATGAATTTAGTTCTGATTTAGATTATTATTCAATGCAGTTTTCTATTCTTGCAGATATGGACGCTGGTGATACAGCAAGTGTAGTCTATGTCCAATCTGGTGGAGCAACACAAGTTGATATTGGTGCAAATGATGGTTATTTTACAGGGGTTTTAGTTTGTTAGCCAAGAGTGAAACAACTCAATCATAAAGGAGATAAAAAATGGCAAGTCATAAAAAAACAGTAACATTAACAGATTTACAACAGCAGATTTTATCTAATGATTTATATAATGATACTGATAACAAAGGCATTGATGATTGGATTCAAGGTGCTATTGATGGAAAGATAAATAACTGTTGGAAACGTATGCAACAACAATGGACAACAATATTAATGAATGATGATAGTTTTACAGACCCAATACCAAGCAACCAAGCAGACTTTGTTGCACTTGTAACTGCAAGAAGCGATTATCAAAATCGTAAACAAAGAGATGATGCAAGTAGCATTGGAGAATAGATTATGCCTTTAGTAAAAACACAAGCAGAAGGAATAAACTTAGCTGATACCTTTGCTTTTACTGGTACTGTAAGTGGTGCTGGTGGAATTCTGCAAATTAAACAAGGAACAAGCACTACACAATACGATACAAGTTCTACAAGCATATCATCATCTGCATTAAATGTCTCAATAACACCAAGCTCAACATCAAACAGAATTTTAATTTGGTACAGCTTCGCAGGTCATTGTAATGCAAGTTCAGATTTTGTAATATCAACAATATATAAAAATCCAACTGGTGGAACTGGTGGTGGGCAAGTCTTAACTGGAGGAACAGATTTATCATCAACAAATTATAAATTATCTCAAACTTATAATCAAAGTGGTGGGGGAATTGTAGCTCAACATTCAGCACATATCATAGATTCCCCTAGCAGTACGTCAGCACAAACTTATTATATTGGTTTTGCAAAAGCCGGAAGTGGTTCTGGTTCAGCATATTTTAATATAAATTCTGCAACAGCAGTCTTAACAGTTATGGAGATTCTACCAGCATGATTAGTATAAGAGATGCAGTTATGGCTATCAATCCAAAGGCAAAATTTGGAATGAAAACAGATGATATTGATTCAATACAATGGGTTGATGGTACAAAAGAAATATCAAAAAGTAATATTCTTGCTAAACAAAAAGAACTTCAAGAAGATTATGATGCTAAAGAATATCAAAGAAAAAGAGTTAATGAATACCCACCAATAGGCGATCAATTAGATGATTTATATCATAATGGTATTGATGGTTGGAAAAAAACTATCAAAGCAATAAAAGATAAATATCCAAAAGGGTAGCTATGGAAGTTGATGGTGCTATTATTTGGAATGTAATATTGACACTAATTATTATGCCATTTGCTTGGGCATTTAATAAGATGTTTACAGAAGTAAAACGATTACAAATACTTCTAAATAAAACAAGAGAAGAATACGCAACAAGACAAGATTTGCGTGATACGTCTGGTCGTGTGATGGAAGCATTGCACAGACTAGAAGATAAGATAGACAAGGTTTTGAATGTGAGGTGACACTGTGCTTGAAATGCTTATGGTAGCGAATA